GAAGCGGATGAACCCGCCGCGCCGGTTGATGCGGTCAGTCCGGTTATATCGTCTCGTGCGGATGTGGCCTCTGCCGCTTTAGTTGTTGCGGTAGCCGCAGAAGCAGATGCCTCTGAAGCTTTAGTTGTCGCGGTAGCGGCGGAAGCCGCGCTTTCAGCGGCTTTTGTTGAGCTTGTGGCTGAAGATGACGCGCTCTCTGACGCTTTTGTTGTGCTGGTCGCAGCGGAGCTTGCAGATGCGGTTGCAGATGCAGCGGCTGCGTTCTGCGAGGCGGTTACCGTAGCCTCAGAATTTGAGGCATCAGACGCGCTTGAGGCGGCTGCGTTTGCGGATGCCTCTGCCGCGACTTGAGCTGCCTCTGCCGCGATTTTAGATGCCAGTGCAGCCGCGTCGGCTACACTCTCAACTTCGCTACCGATGTGCTCGAAAAATGAGGCCATAGTCTAGTACCCTGATTGAACTTGTGTGGTAGCGCCCGAGTATTCAGATGTCTTGGCGTGCTGCAATGCTCTGCCCATAGCGCTTTGATATGCGCCTTCCCAGCGTGAACCGTCAGACCCTAAATAATTAGCGGCCTCGGCAAGAGTTCCGTATAAATACAGTTCTGGCGCTGTTTGAAATATTGAGTTGGTGGTGACGGTTGCTGAAAGATGATCCGGGGTGAAGTAGTAAATCATCCTAAGCGTGTCGCCCGCGACCTGCGTGGGGTTTGGGAACACAAGAAATTTAGATTGCTCTCGCGCAAAAAACTCTGGTGCCTGACCAGATCTAGGAATGTAGGAGTGCAGCTCCGTGAGGCTTATTCGACTCAGCGGCGAGTAGTTCCAAAATAGATCTTTCACCTCAAGGTAGTCGTTTGGAATAGTGGCGTAGCCGTCTGAACCTAAAGTTAGGTCCACCGTCTTCTCGTTTATCGGCGCTCTAAGCTCATGAAATATGCGGTTCTCAGCCAGCTCTATCAAGTCGGGAATAACTGACGATAAATCTTCTCTGTTCAACCAATCGGCTACGGATAGCTTGAGACCGTCATACGTTGTAAGACTCATAGTCTACCGCCTCTTGTTCGCAAATACGCATACTCTGGCGAGTTAAGCTTTTGTTTGATTTTCTTCAAACAGTCTTGCGAAGGGGCCATGACATTTATGCCTTCCTTCATCCAATCTACCACTAACACCATAGGTATGCTGGCTACTCGCTCAGTCTCACCCCATGCGGCGTGCTTATCTATTTCGTTAGATCGCGCAATGTTGTCTTTGATTATTGGTGCAATATCTTGTGAGTGCGAGATATATAGTTTGTCTGACATCTCGTCGTGCTTAATTTGTGCTTTTAAGTCAGACATATAGAAACCCTTAAGTTGTCATTAAAGTTTTTGGTTGTAATTCTAGGCATGTAAAAGGGTCGAGCGCCCAAGGTGGAGGGGCTGCCTTGGGCGCTCTGCTCTCAGGGGAGTGAGAGTTTTTTTACGCTGTCAGTGCGTCGATCTTGCCGCTCGCCTTGTCGTTCTCACACACTAATGTGAGTTCGGTGAGGAGCTGTCTCTTATCGCTATCGCCTGTTTTCGCCAAGACAGTTGTTGTCATTGGGCGAAGCACGGCGCGAGACCAATACTCTGGATCAATGATCAATGCGCTGTTAGCTTGCTGCTGTCTTGAGGGAACCACAGAAATGGTCCCGAATGGAGTAACCAGAATATCCACCGCTGACACTACTGTTGTGCCGGTGCCAAAATCACGTTGGCGACCAGAAGCCGTAGCAAAACCTGCAACTACTGAGGCGTGTGATGGAGTTACCTGCATCTGCGTTGGGTTGCCCCCTTCCACAAACACTTTTTGCATCACATCCAAGACTAACGCTTCTGATAATGCGCGGTTCGAACCAGCGGTGTTAGTGGTGGCAGAGCTGATTTGATTTTGCGCGGAGGTCAATTGACGTGCGGTTGTGCCGTTACCAGCAGTACCCGCCTGGCCGTTTCCTACCATAGCAAATTCGATGTCTCTCTTGCATTCCTTGCCTGCTTTCGCAATCGCCAGAGCCAAATCGCTAGAGCGACCATACGCCTCTACCGATTCTGCTGTGCCGGATACCTGTACGACCTTGCCGAAGATCTGCGTGTTGGCAGTTTTAACTTCTTGCGTTACCGTTGAGGCAGCACCTGCGTCCGCTCCTTCAACAAGCGCATTCGCCGCTGGTGTGGCAAGCGAGTCTTGGAGCCATTGGTGTAGTGTTGCTTTGGCTGTTGATGTTCCAATACTGGAAAGGAAAACAGTATCCGTTGGGGATATGTCATAAATGATGTCTTCGACATCTTCTTTTTTACCGACTTGGTCAAAAGTTTTTAGGGTATTTGCTACTACTGGCATGTTAATTCATCCTGCTCAAAAGGGCCGCTGCCGCGTCGTTAACCGAGCCTGTCTTCTTCAATCGCTCTCGCGTTACGCGGTTGCTCTCGGTTTCAACAGCCTTGGTCGAGTCAGCTTTGCTGCCTGACAAAGTTTTAGTGGCACTTGGCTTAATTTTCTTTTTAGCCGTTACCGTTTTTGCCTGATCAAATTGCATGGCCTTCCACAGCGCGGTAATCAATCGGTGATCTGAGACCTTATTGAACTCGTCACCGCTGACACCTAACTCAAGAGCATATTCTCCGATCTTATAATAAAGATCGTTATTCCAATTTGGGATATTAGTTTTCAACACAGTCAAACTGTCAGCGGCAGCTTCTTTATTTGCTGCTTCAGTTTGTTGCTGTTGTTGAGCTTGGAACTGGTCTGCCTGCGCCTTGATATAGTTGTAGGTAGATTGTGTCTGCTCATAGGCCGCCTTGGCCTGCTTGTATTGATCAGGTGTGTCGATGGCTACCTGTTCCCAGTTCACGCCTTCAAAACGTGAAAGGTCAGCTCCAGCCGCCGACATCAACGCATTCATGGTCGCGTCAGCTTCTGCGGATTTAGTTTCTAGATCCCGTTTTGCTGTCGCTATATTTTGCGTTTTTCGTGTGTAGTCACTCTGGCGTAGGTACCCCAACTTTAATTCTTCGACGGAGACGGTCTCGTCACCGACAGTAAATCTTAGCTCTTCTTGTTCGGAGTCTTCCGCTTCTGAGTCCTCGGTTGGGTCGGTTTCGACCTCCTCGTATTCTGCGGTTTCGTCTTCGGGTACATCTACAACCTCGTCTTCTACAATGGCTTCGTCAGCCTCTTGATCGGATGTCTCGCCAGCTTCAGGTTCGTCCAGATCGGACTCCAACAGCGCGGTCAAACGTTCAATTTCAGTTGGATTAAGAGAGTCCGTTGCGGTTTGCTCTGATAATTCTATGTTAGATTCAGCCATTTTAGACCTCATCCTGTTGTTTGCGCAACTCTAAGTTGTTGATAAGAGTAGCAAATTGCTGAACAAACATCTGTCCAGCCTTGAACATTGAAAAGAGCCTTTCGCGCTCTGCGGGTGCATCCGCCGGGGTCTGCAAAATTTGGTCAACAATCCCCTGATTCATCATTTGAAACGCTTCATTAAAAACAGCAGAGTTCATCATTGCGTTTGCCGCGTCTGCCTTGCCCTGTATTTCGTGCATTTCCATCTCGTCTATCGTGCTCATAAAAAGTCCTTCTCAGGTTGCTTTGGTTTCTTGGTTTTTTCTCCGTCCTTGTCTACCGGCGCAATCTCTTGCGCCTTGTAGGCCTCGAAGTCTTTCATTGCCTCTTTGTAAGTTGGCTTTGGAGCCTTACGCTCCTCGGCCTTCTTCAAAAAAGCATCAAATCTGCTTAAATCATCCAATGCTGACATTCCTCGCTTGTGTTTTCTCTAGCTCCATCTCCTCCTCGTCCATCTCGACCTTGTGAGCGTGCTGCTTCACGTCGATCATGGTCTTGGTCTCTTCGTTCTCCTCGTGAAACTCCTGCTTCAGGGACTCTAGCTGAACCCGGTTGGACTCCTTCAGCGCATCCAGCTCTAGCTGGCCCTCTACAACAGCCGTTTGGCGATCTGCCAGTTGCGCTTGGAACTGCATCTGCTCCATCTGCATCTGCTCCTGAGCCTGCTGCTGCTGCTGTTGCTGCTGTTGCATTTGCTGTTGCTGCTGTTGGAAGCCCGGATCGTTTGGATCTTGCAAGAAAGACGCACCATCCTTTATGTTCAGCAGGTCAAAGGCGCGAGACAGCAGGGCGTGCCTCTGCTGTGGGCCGTAGAGGCCTCCAACGCTCGGATCTTGCGGGTTCATAGAAAACTGCTGGTCCAGACTCAATAACATCTGGGCCTCGTTAGCCTGCTCCTCTGGTGTGAGCGCCACGGCAACCGTCATCTCGGTGCGGTCACCAAGCGCCGAGGGGGTAGCTGGTTGGAACTCGCCGTCTAGCTGTAGCATCGCCGTCTCGTTCTCATATTCCACACCTAGTCGGTATATGTCCTGCATCAGAGGCTTAAGGAAGTTTTCGGCAAAGTTCCTGCACATCACCATGATTCGCCGGTTGGAGGCGTTCATAAACGTGTTAATCAAGTCGGAGCTGTTCTGCTTGCT